GACACAAACCCATAGCTTTAAATTAAAATGGGTAGAAGGTGCAGGTGATGATAATCTCGTAGATTGGGTAAATTATGCTACATTGGTTAAAAGCCATCCGGATATAGATAGCGGAAATAGTCATACAATCACTGTACTACAATTTACAGTGCCTGCAGAAATTACAGTACCAACTTTAAATCTTCCAACTGTTAACTATTATGTGCAAGCAATGATGAACGACGGTTCATTAAATTGGATGTTTATGCCAGACCCGGCAAACCCTACTGTGACAGGAACTTCACATGGATTTAACACAACTATAGGTCCTTGGTATAGAGGAGGAACTTATATAATCAATGTCAATGCTTCAGGTCATCCTTTTTACCTTACTACAGAGGAAACAGTATTTGCGTCAGGAGAATACATAGGCGAATACACAACTGGAGTAACTGGATCTAGGACTGATGTAGGGACAGTTACTGTAGTTGTGCCGATGGACGCACCAGATACACTGTACTATCAGTGTGGTAATCATCAAAGCATGCGAGGAGAAATAAGGTTAAAAGATCTTGAAGTTGAGACAAACGAAAATGGAAACTATATTATATACGGTCAACATGGCCAAGAAGGTCATGTCACACCAATTGAACTTAGACCAATACCTGCTCTCGTAGATCAAATGTGTTTGGTTTATGATCAAGCGAACAATAAATTTGTACCACAAGATTTAGCAACATACGTAGAAAGGACTCCTAGCTTAAAAAATAAGATTAAAGAAGTTGCAGGAACTGCTGGAACAACCACTACATCTACTGCCACAGCAACTGTAGCAGGAACAAGAGTTTTATATGATTCAAATTACTTACCTGTAATCGGTAATGAACCAGGAGATACTGCTTTTACAACTGACACAAATAGTTTTCATATCTGGGCCAATAATCAGTGGAATGTTCCTGGAGGCGCACCGGCAAAAGGAAATTGGGATTTAATAGATGAAGTTTCATTTGTAGAGGCTACAGGACCGGGTGTAACATTTGAAAATGCTGCCGATGTTCTAAATTACTCTGAAATTAATCTTGTATTTGAACTTTCAAATTTTGAAATGAACCTTGTTGGTTATAATGAAAATATTGCAGAAGGACCATATTTATACATAAAGCCTTTCGTAGGAACAATTAATTCACCAAGTTACTTAACTAGTTCTTTTTATAAAGAATATACAACGACCACAAACAATGCAGCAAGTAGATCTTTTTCAAGTACGAATAATTCGTCTAGCTCTATAGGTTTAAATTCGTACCAAATACACGGTTTGCCTTATGCATCTGAATATTGGTGGCAGGTCTCATGGGAAAATGCTCGAGAACGTAAATTGCAAGGATTTGCAAAATGGTATCCAGGAATAGTAGCCGATGTAGATAATAATGGTGCAACCATCATAGGCGGTGAAAGTTTTCTAACATTTTCAACTTATACTTACAATAATATTCAGATACCCACAGGGCCCTACACTTATAGGTACCTAAGGAATTATACAGCAGTAGATATGTTTCAAGCAAACAAAATTGTAACCAAACAAGTCCCTACAGGATTTATATTATATGCAACCAGATGGATTTCTGGAGTTTTGCGATTATATGGAAGAAAAAAATAAGGAAAAAAATGCAAGTACACACATCAAAGGGTATTATTGAAATACCAGATATAGCACCTATAGATACTAACGAGCAGCTAAAACAAACATTCAAAGATGAACGGAATCAATTATTAGCAGAAACTGATTGGATTGTAACAAAATCTTTAGAATCAGGAGAGGCAGTACCGGATGAATGGAAACAATACAGGCAAGCTCTTAGAGACATCCCCTCACAACCTGACTTTCCAGATAGTATAGAATGGCCAACAAAACCAGAATGAGAACAAGGATAAATACAAAAAGTAATTTAGGATTTTAAAATATGGCAACAAGATATCCACTTGTAATTGATACAAGCGATGACAATAAGATTAAAGAACTTCCAAGTGGAGATAATTTAAATTTAAGCAATAATAATATTGTTAACGTTAATAACATATCTTCATTAGGAACTATTACAGCAGAATCAATTGCTTTGAACAGTACTACTTTTACTGTAAACGGAACTAATTTAGCTGCAGTGGCTATTAGTGGATCATATGATGACCTAACAGATAAGCCTATTTTGTTTTCGGGAGCATATGCTTCGTTAACTGGTGCTCCTAGTATACCTTCAAAAACCTTTGAGCTAGACGATGTTGCGGGAACGTACCCCTCTGAAGGACAAGTTTTAGTTTGGAATAACACTAACGAAAGATATGAACCAAAAAACTTTAGCGGAGCGGGTACAGTAGAATCTATTGATGATGTAGGGTTTTTAAATCTGCAAGGTAATCAAGTATTAAAATGGAATGGAAACGTTTGGACAAATTCTTACGTAAGTTGGGATCATATTGTTGACAGAGAAGAAGTTGTTGAGCAAGGTGGGGTATTAAGAGGAGACTTAATCGGATCTGTATTTGGAACAGATTCATCTATATTATTTGATGCTGATACAGGTAATCTCCAAGCTACTAGCATTAATAACGGGCCAACAAATGTTACATTAGGTAATCTGGCACAAAGCAGCTACTTAGAAATAAAAAATACATCTGATGAAATTAATTTCCGTGGAAATATTAATTTCATAGGATGTACAGTATCCGGTTTAAATGCGTCTGTAGGAGACCTTAATGTAAACGGGAATACAATACACTCCCAGGATAGTGCTGCAATTATTTTTGTACCTACTGTAGAGTTTTTAAGCGATTTAAATGTTTATAATAATATAACTGCAGATAATAACTTAATTGCAACAAAATTGACAGCAACAACAGCAACAATCAATGATTTACATATCACGGGTACATTAACAGGAGTTACTGTCGGAGGAGGAAGTAGTATTGGCAATTTAGAAATAATTGGAAATACGATAAACAGCAATGATAGTAGTGCAATAATATTTACACCGGCTGTTACTTTCAGTAGCGATGTTACAATAGAAAATGATCTTGTTGTTAATAATGATTTAATCGTAGTAGGAAATATAATAAGTCAAAATTCAGGAACTCCAGAAATTTTTTCAGATAATGAAATACTACTCACAGCAACTACCTCAGTACAAATTACTTCGAGTACTTTGCAACTTGCATCTTTTACTACTACAGAAAGAAATACATTATTACCTACTAATGGAGAAGTTATTTATAATACTACTGATAATAAATTTCAGGGCTACGCAAATGGTGTTTGGGTAGATTTACATTAAGGACAATATGGAAGAAAGATTCTATCAATTAGGTACATACACATTTGAACAATGGCAAGAAGTACACACTGAATTATGCAATGAGGGAAATAATAACGTAGGTACCATACCGGAAAGGTGTGTGAGTTGTGAAAATGATATTATACATAGCAAAACAAGAGGAACATATTCTCTTACCGAAGAAGAAGTGCTTTCATTGAAAAATGACCCACGAGTTAAATGGATTGAAATAGATAAAAATTATTATCCTGAGGAATATCAAATTCCTCCCGAGGAAATAGTAGCCACACCTCCACGATTAGTTAAAAGATTACAAACAAAAATAAAGCATTACAGATTATATCAAGGTGGAACAATAAATGAAGAAGCAGAATTAAACAGGACTGGATATCAACTTTTACGACCACTACAAAATAGAAGTAAGTATTTAGAAGAAAACAGACCTGCATCAGATGTAAGATCGTCATTTCCGTTAACATTTGCAACAGGTAAAGATGTAGACGTGATAGTAGCAGACGATGCTGTCTGGTTTGGGCATCCTGAATTTTGTAATAACACTATTAGCCAGCATACTGGTTTACCAGTAGAACTACCTACCGATTATGTAGGAGGAAATCCATTACCAGGAAATGGTTATTGTGATGTTTTAGATTTAATATTAGATAGTCCTTACTACTTAGATCCTGATTATTTTAATGCAAATCCAACAAAGTTAACAACAAGATTTGATGGAACTATTGTACCTACAGAACTTGCTGCCAGAGAGTGGTGGTCCGGTAACCGGTCTGCAAAGTTTACAAGTGTAGGATCAATATTTGTAAGTGCTAATTATACACGGGCTCGAAGTAATGGAAGTAACACTGCTATATCTACTTATGGCCAACACGGTACAGCGGTAGCTTCATTGGCATATGGTAAGACAATGGGGTGGGCATATAATGCTAACAAATGGGGGTTTAATTTATTTAGTTTGGGTGGACCAATGCCAGAAAGAGGATTTGATATAGTGAAAGCATTCCATCAATATAAACCAAAAAATCCTAATTGGAATAATACACGCAATCCTACAATAATGTGCAATAGTTGGGGATGGAGGAATGATTATAAACCCGGAGAATGGTATACTTTTAGAGGCGTACAAGACCAATGGGAAGAGAACCCGAATCCTCAACTTCCTAGAATTGAACCTCCTTTTGTTGCTCATATGGGTTTGACCGGAGATAATGGAAGATGGAAATCAGAAATGTACGCAAACGCAATGACCACAGCACTAGACGAATTGTGCGATGCTGGCGTAATTTTTGTAGTTGCAGCTGGTAACTCTAATCAAAAACAAGTTTTACCAGGACATCCAGACTTTGATAATTTTATTGCGCTTAACCAATCGGACACACTTTATGACACTTCTTATTATGAATTCGGTGATCGTGTTACTGGCAGTACAAATCGCCCTGGGTTTCCACAACAAGCAGGATTTTATGATACTCCGGACGGTGGTAGGGTTTATAGATCTATCAATGTTGGTGCATTAGACGATTCTTTTAAAAATTTTACTTATAATGCAGCCAATGTCACAGGCGAAAGAAAAGTAAATTACAGTGATAGAGGAGAAGCAATAGATATTTATGCTCCTGCAGATCAGGTCTTTGCAGCAGATCATTCATATGGCGGGTTAGATAGAGCAGATACTTATCCGCAGTTAGCCGGCTATATTGTCCCTAAAGATTGTAGATTTGCTGGCACCAGTGCAGCTTGCCCAGTTGCCACAGGTTTTATTGCTGCTATTTTAGAGTTAAATAGAGACTGGGATATCCATAAGGTTAAACAATGGTGTAGAAGCCTGCCACCTGCTGCAGAAAACGAATTTTATAGAGGAGATGAATCCACCACACCTGATACTAATAATTGGTATGTATGGGAAAGTTTAGAAGGCGGCGTTCCTCGTGTTTTACATTTTGCAAACATACCTGCCAGATATAAAAAAGGTAGGAGAGAAGCCACAAGAGGCGGCTTAAAATTTAAAGGTAATATAGGATTTAGAATAAGGAAGTAAAATGGCAATCCAAACAATTAATATTGGTAATTTAGCTAACGACGGAACTGGTGACGATTTAAGAACTGCATTTATAAAAGTTAATAATAATTTTACTTCTCTTGATAATGATATTAATATTAACGAACTTGATGGTGAAAATATAGGATCAGGGTCAGGTATTTTTGCTCAAAAAACAGACAGAAACTTGCAATTTAAAACTTTGAATGCTGGCGCAAATATTTCATTAACTGAGTCGGGTACTAGTGTAGCAATAACTGCAAATGTTGGTGTAAAGCAACTATTATGTGTGAGTGACAATGGCACAATAGCTTTAGAAAGTAGCTTAAACCTTTTATATCTTCAAGGTGGAACAAATATAGGAACTGAAGTAATTAACAGTAAAATGTTTTTTAATGTCCTAGGTACTGATTTATTAAAATTAGATCCAGCTCCAACACTTAACGCAAATTTAAATGCCAATAGCAAAAATATAACTGGTGCTGAAATCATTTCATCAAACTCTTTCATAGGAGATTTAGAAGGGTTAGTTTACGGAGTAGATATTCGGGTGTTGAATAGAAATTTTGCAGGTTTTGATTTAGGAGGAATCACTCCTATTGCAGAAACTTTATTAGATTTTTTATTGTTATCCCAAGACATAGATATGGGTACATTTGCTAATCCATATGAAGTGAGTATTCAAGGCGGTACGTTTATATAAAGGATTTATGATATATGTCGTTAGTGAGTTTTTGGACAGAGCCAAACAATAAACAAATAGCAAATTTAGCTGAAAGAAGAACTGTCACACTACCTTTACCTATTAATTTAAATTTCCTATCTTTAGATAATTATAATGTAACTGTATCTCATATTAGTGGTGATTTACCTGCAGGCCTTAGATTAGAAAATGATAAACTGGTAGGTACTCCATATGAAGTTGTCCGAGATACAGAATATACATTTGTATTAAGAGCAACACAATATGGTGTCAACGTTGATAGAACCTACAAAATTTTAATTACTGGCCCTGATGATCCAATCTGGCTTACTGCTCCTGGATTATTGCCTGTTGGATCTAATCAAGCATTTTTTATTGTAGATAGTATACCGCTAGATTTTCAATTAGATGCATTTGATCCAGATTTAATAGCAGGAGACGAGCTAGAATTCTTTCTAGAAGCAGGAGAATTACCTCCTGGCATACAGCTAACTCCTGATGGAAGATTGGTAGGAATAGTTGAACCAATTCTTGCTTTAGAAAAAGCAGCAAGTTCAGGATACTACGATTCTAATAATTATAGTGGCTATCCGTATGATTTTAGTATACGTCCTGATAACGGATATGATAGCTTCTTTTATGATTCAGTAACTTTTGATAAAGCTTTACCTGCAAATCCTCCAAAAAAATTAAATCGATATTATGAATTTATGATAAGAATTAGCGACGGTGACGGTGAGGCAGAAAGAACATTCCAAATATATGTTGTAGGTGATGATTTTTTGGCTGCAGACAATACCATAATGCAAGTAGCTAATGGATTATTTACTGCAGATATAACTTACATAAGAGCTCC